GAAATACACGAAGGAGTTAGCTGATGCTCAGGCGACTATCGATCTGCTGCATGATGATGTCGCTACTGGCAAGCGTCGGCTGCAGCTCAACGCAAAGTGCCCCGCGACAAACTCCACCGTCGCCACCGGCGTGGATTATGCAGCCAGCCCCCGACTTACTGACTCCGCTGAGCGAAATTATTGGACCCTCAGAAGTCGTATCGAAATCGCCGGAAAGCAAATAGCCGGATTGCAGCAGTACATCACTGAACAGTGTTTAAAATAATATTGTGTAATATCATCCACCTTTATTCAGGAGGGCAAATGGATTTTGATTACACAAGTTATCAGAGCATGTTGGCTGCGCAGGAGTCAGCCAATTGGGCTTTCTGGTCAATGAACATCTCAATTGCAACCGCGATATCGACCGCAATAACTCTGATTATTGCATGGAAGGCTTTGCATACATGGCGTAGGCAAGAAGAACTAAAGGTAAAGGTGGATTTAAAACGCTCATTAATCGACCTACTGGATTCGGTTCAAGCGATGCCCGAAAGATGGTCATATATGGAGGTTAACAGGGCCAGGTCGATTTTGAAGCAGCATGATATAGACACATCTTTAAGAAATGAAGAAACCAAAATCTTCTTCAACAAGCAAGACATGCTAGCAGCTCATAAGCTTGCCATGAATAACTGGATGCTGTGTGAGGGATTGTTGGATGATCCAAAAATTGAAGCCTTGTGGAAAGAATTTCGTAATACTTTCAGGAATTATGCAATGAAAGGTGGGACATCAAGCGAAGTCGCAAATGCCCTTATCCGCATAATCGATAGTATTGTCATTTTCAAATAGCTTAATAAGGGGGAGGGATGAATATTGTAAGGCCACACCCTCCACTCGAATTTGTCGAAGAGTTCGCACCGTACATCAAACTCATCCCTGCTACCGGCGTTCATGAGTGGGTTATAGAGCAAATCATCAGTGAAGATGGTGTGCTGCATAACCCGGATCATCTGCATCTGCTAGAGGCTGACATTGCTTTCCTATGGGCAGCAACCGCATTCACCAAACAGGGCCGTACCGTACTCGGTCAAGCTGAAGAGGTAATGATGCGCGCTGGAGGATGGCAGAAGGCCAGAATGGAGCAGCAGCTTTATGAATGGTTTGACCATAAGCCTGATTTCATTATCACGCTGGCCGGGGACTTCTGCTCGCAATGCAGCGACCTCGAATTCTGCGCACTGGTAGAGCATGAGCTTTATCACATCGCCCAGGCCACCGATGAATTTGGCGCACCAAAATTCTACCGCGACTCAGGATTACCCAAGCTATGCATACGTGGACACGACGTGGAAGAGTTCACCGGAGTGGTTCGCCGCTATGGTGCAAGTGCTGATGTGCAAACACTTATTGATGCCGCTGCCAACCCGGCAGAAGTGGCAAACATCGACATAGCCAGGGCATGCGGAACGTGCCTGATGAAACTGGCGTAATTGTTATATTAAGTTAGCTATGGAGGCGACCAATGGCTGCATTATCACCGGAGGTTAAAGCCTTTATAGTTCAGGCTTTAGCCTGCTTCGACACACCAACGCAAATAGCCGCCCAAGTGAAACAAGAGTTTGGTCTTAGCATCACCATTCAGCAGGTATCTTCTTACGACCCGACGAAGGCAATTGCTAAAAACTTAGGGCAGAAATGGGTCGATTTATTCAACACGACTCGCACCCGCTTTCAGACCGAAATAACCGACATCCCGATCGCCAACAAAGCCTATCGATTGCGCACGCTTGACCGAATGATGACAAAGGCAGAGAACATGCGAAACATGGCACTGGCGGCGTCACTGATGGAGCAAGCAGCTAAAGAAGTGGGTGATGCATACACCAACCGGCAAAAGGTTGAGCATTCAAGCCCTGATGGAAGCATGACGCCAAAACCAACCGTCATTCAGCTTCTCCCTGTCGAGCCAAAAGCATGAGTGAAGCCGTTCAACTTCCGATCCCCGCTAAACTCGCTCCACTGTTCACTGCAATCGGTAAGCGTTATCGCTGCTCACATGGTGGGCGTGGTAGCGCCAAGACGCGCACCTTTGCTTTGATGACTGCCGTTAAGGCATATCAGGCCATGATGAATGGTGAGAGCGGCGTAATTCTGTGCGCACGTGAGTTTATGAACTCGCTTGAAGAATCGAGCATGCAGGAAGTGAAACAGGCGATCCTTTCGGTGCCGTGGTTGGCTTCCAATTTCGACATTGGCGAGAAATATATTCGCACCATCGATAAGACGGTGACGTATGTATTCGCTGGCCTGCGTCATAACCTCGACAGCATCAAGTCGAAAGCACGCATCCTGTTGTGCTGGGTAGATGAAGCCGAATCTGTCAGTGAAGTCGCCTGGCAGAAGCTTAGCCCCACCGTTCGAGAGGAAGGCTCTGAGATTTGGGTGACATGGAACCCTGAGCGCGATGGCAGCGCTACTGATAAACGCTTCCGCAAAGAGGCTGGTGAAGACTGCGTTACCGTCGAGATGAACTACACCGATAACCCGTGGTTTCCTGATGTGCTGGAAGGTGAGCGCCAGAACGACCAGCGCCGCCTCGACCCTGCAACCTACGCATGGGTGTGGGAAGGAGCTTATCTCGAAAACTCCGATAAGCAGGTGCTGGCTGGTAAATACCGCATCGCTGAATTCAGTGACACGCTGTGGCAAGAAGCCGATCGCCTGTTCTTCGGCGCTGACTTTGGTTTCGCCAAAGACCCGAACACGCTTACCCGCTCATTCATTCTGCATAACCGGCTTTACATCGAATATGAGGCTTATGGTCAGCAAACAGAACTCGACCACATGCCAGCGCTGTACGACACGATCCCCGGCGCGCGTGAATGGCCCATCAAGGCCGACTCCGCGCGACCCGAAACAATCAGCTATCTCAAGCGTCAGGGCTTCAAAATATCAGCTGCTGAAAAGTGGCAGGGTAGCGTTGAGGATGGCATCGCCCATCTGCGCGGCTTTGACGAAATCATCATTCATCCCCGCTGTAAGAATGTGGCGCGCGAAGCTCGCCTGTGGTCGTACAAAACTGACCGCATCACCGGCGAAGTGCTGCCGAAACTGGCAGATGGTGATGAGCACTGCTGGGACGGCATTCGCTACGGTCTCGACGGACACATCAAACGCAAAGCTCAGACGATGGGCATGATGATTCCAAAACGCCTGCAAGGCAGATAACCCACCGACGGACAAACCATGACTGACAAATTAACGCTAGCCGTCAATCACGCGATGAATGACGTCAGGCTTGCCCGTGCGCGCGCCATGCTAATCAATCCCGGCATGGGATTGGATGCCAAGCGAGAAAGCGCGTGGTGCGAATACGGATTTAAAGATGATCTGACGTTTGATGACCTGTACAAACTCTACCGTCGCGGCGGTATCGCTCACGGTGCGGTGAATAAGCTGGTTTCGAACTGCTGGAAGACTAATCCGCAGGTGATCGAGGGTGAGCAGTCCGACGATTCACGCGAGTTAACTGCGTGGGAAAAGGCCAGCAATCAGGTATTAACCCACCGGTTCTGGCGCGCATTTGCCAAGGCTGATACACGGCGTCTCGTTGGTCGCTGGGCTGGCATCCTGCTGCATATCAGAGATAGCAAGAATTGGGACCAGCCAGTTATCAAAGGTAAGGCACTGCAGAAGATAACCCCGGTTTGGGCCAGTGCATTAAAGGTGGGCAGCCGTGACAACAATGGCGCCATCACGATGTGGCAGTACAACGAATCGCTCTCTGACGGCAGCACGGCACAGCGCAACATTCATCCCGATCGCGTGCTGATTATCGGTGACATGTCCGATGATGAAATCGGCTTCCTTGAGCCTGGATATAACGCCTGCGTTAGCCTGGAGAAAGTCGAAGGCGGTTCGGGTGAGTCATTCCTCAAGAACGCCGCGCGCCAGCTTAATATCAACTTCGACAAAGAAATCGACTTCAACAATCTGGCCTCGCTGTATGGCGTAAGCGTCAATGAGCTGCAGGCCCGGTTTGATGAGGTGGCGGTCGAGGTTAACCGTGGGAATGACACCACGCTCACGACCCAAGGCGCGACAGTTACGCCACTAGTATCAGCCGTTGCTGACCCTTCGCCAACGTATGACGTGAACCTGAAAACCTTCAGCTCATCCGTGGACATGCCATCGCGCATCATCGTCGGTAACCAGTCGGGTGAGCGCGCAAGCACTGAAGACCAGATTTACTTTAATGGCCGCTGTCAGTCACGCCGTGGCGACCTGTCGTTCGATATTGAGGACATGGTCGACAAGCTGACCTATCTGCAAATCATCAAGCCTGTCGGCAAGTTCAGCATCGTATGGGATGAGCTCAACGAGCAGTCACCATCTGACAAGCTGGATAGCGCCACCAAGATGAGCACTATCAATCAGACCTCACTTGCATCAGGTGAGCAGGTCTTCTCGGTTGATGAGATCCGCGTTGCTGCAGGTTATGAACCGGGCGGAAGTGAACCATTGCCGGAGATTGATGATGGCGAAGAGGACGACAACGCCCAAACCGGCGATTCTACCCAGCAATAAGCAAGACCCGACCGGCATCGACCGGTTAGAGCGCAAGGCGATGAAGGATTTCGCCAGCCGCATGAAACGGATCGGCAAAGCCTACATCGCCGCACTTGAACGCTTCCCTGCAACCCTCGTTGTTAATGCCAGTTACGAATACCAGATTGACCCGCTCATCTTCACCATGACGCTCAATGATGCCAGCTTGCTTACTGACTCCATTCTTCTTGAAGGAGACCAGAGCCACAACTGGTTCACTGAGACCTATGTTGAGGCGGCTGTGGTGCGCGGTACAGCGCAGACCTTTGCAAACCTTTCCCAGCAGTCATCAACGTATCTGGCTGACCGGCAATCACTTCAGTCGCTTCTGCTCAGCGAGCCGTATCAGCGTCGAATGTCGCTGGTCTATGCGCGTGAGTTCGAAGAGATGAAAGGGCTGTCAGCTGAGACAAAACGCAACATGGCTCGCGTGCTTACGGATGGCATGGGGCGCGGGTTGCATCCATCGGTAGTGGCTCGCAATCTTAGAAATCAGGTAGGCATTGAATCGCGCCGCGCCAACACCATCGCTCGCACTGAACTGACTACAGCGCTGCGCAGGGCCAGATGGGATGAAGCGGACGAGGCAAAAAAAAATCTCGGCCTCAATATTCGGCTGATGCACTACTCGGCATTGAGCCCAACAACCCGCCAATCCCATGCTGCCCGGCACTATCACATATACACAGTCGAAGAGGTCAGGGCGTGGTACGCCACCGGAGCGAATGCGATCAACTGCAAATGCTCGCAGGTCGAGGTGCTGGTAGATGCCAAGGGCAACCCGGTTAATTCGAAAGTTGTCGAGATGGCACAGAAAGAATTCAGGCAGTGGAAGTCACTTGCCGCAAACCAATCACATCACTGCTGCGGACATAAGCACGCGGCTTAATCGAGAGATAACCATGACTATGCAGGTCAATGTCACCACAAAGGTGAACAGTCAGGCTATTCGCCGCGAAACGCATAACGGCCGCGCGCATCTGGTACTGCCAAGTTACACGCTGCCGGCGAACGTTGTGATGAACGGCGGCCTGTATTCGGCGGCAGAAATCGACGCCCACTATCAGGGGCTGGAAGGCACGCTCGCACCGCTTGGACACCCAACTGTAGACGGACAGTTTGTTTCCGCATTCTCACCAGAAGGCATCAACGCAGGTCACATCGGCGCATGGAATCGCAACGTGAAGAAATCCGGCAACCGTATCTACGCAGAGAAGTGGGTCGACACCGTTGTTGCCAACCAGAGCGAAGGCGGCCGTGAGCTTCTGGAGCGCGTGGCAGCCATTGAGCGCGGCGAAGATGTCCCACCGATTCATACCAGCGTTGCTGTGTTTCTTGAGCAACTGGAGGCCAATGAAGAGCAGAAGGCGCAGGGCATTGAATGGGTAGCGAAGATTAACGCTATGGACCATGACGCAATCCTTTTGCATGAGGTGGGCGCCGCACAGCCAGAGCAGGGCGTTGGCCTGATGGTTAACGCCGACCAGGCCAAATCACTGAAGGCCAACTCTGGCGCACTTGTTGGCGAATCCTACCGCGAGCGTGAGCGACGTATCGAACAGGCTGCCCGCGATAAGTTTGTAACCGGTCCTGACGACTACGCGTGGATTGCAGACTTCACAGATTCGCAGGCAATCGTCATTCGGAACGGCGGCGACGCACAGGTTTACGGTTACAGCAGCGACGGCGGAAAAATCACTTTCGATGATGCCGGTTCAAAGGTAGCTCGTCAGGAATCATGGGTGGCAATAGCTGCCAACAAATTCAAATCACTTTTCACTCCGCAGGAAGCCCCTGCAACAAACCACCAAACGGAGGGCGATATGCCTTTAACCAAAGAAGAACTGGAACAGATTGGCACTATCGTCAGCAGCGCTATTGCTGCGAACAACGAAGCGTCACTGAAGCCAATTACCGAAGCGCTTTCAGGCATTCAGGCGAATCAGAAAAAGCTCTCTGATGCTTTGACGGCTAACTCACGCGCCGAAGAACAGACCATGCGTGACGCAGTTAAAGCGGTGCATGGCGACATCATTGCCAATGCGCTGACAGGCGAAGCGCTGAAAGAGATGTTCAGCAAGCTAGGTGAAGCCACCCAGATCGGTGCAAACAGCGCCAAAAATCCACCTGTGACCGGCGCACCAGATCCGGTTGTTTACTTTGGAGGTGCTGCGTAATGGCACGTTATCGTCGCGTTAATATCGACGGTCAGTCTCTGTACAAGACCGAAACCCGCGTTACCGCTGCAGCACTGCAGCCGGGTACCGCGGCAGTCATCAATGACGACAATGAGTTCGCGCAGGCTACCGCGCTGGCTGGTCGTCTCTACATCATCGACGTTGCTTACCACCAAGGCCTGAACATCACTGAGGCTGTGCCTGCTGGTGATTCTGCTGTGGGAAATTACGTCGAGGAAGGCCGTGAGCTCGCGTTGCGCTGCGTGCCGGGAACCTATGAGAAGGATTCCCCGATCAAGCTCGGTACCAATGGCAACTTCACACTGGCAACTTCAGACACCGATTCGGTAATCGGCTACAGCCAGGACGAAGCGACCATTGCCGCGAGCACCTTTGATTTCATCCGTGTTCGTACGCGCGTCGGCACTGTTGCCGCTGGCGCTTAATCAGGAGAATAAGAATGTATTTTACCGCTGAAACACTGGCTGCTAACAGCCGACTGCGCGGGCACTGGAATGAGTTGTGGGCGAACCGTGACATCTTCAATGCTCAGCATGACATGATGGTCAACGCGTTCCGTGCGCGTATGACGCATGACATGCTGGCAGCGAATGCCATCGGCGGCTTCACTCGCGAATTCTGGGCTGAGATTGACCGCCAGATTATCCAGATGCGCGATCAGGAAATTGGCATGGAAATCGTCAATGATCTGATGGGCGTACAAACCGTTCTCCCGATCGGCAAAACCGCGAAGTTGTATAACGTGTCTGGTGATATCGCTGATGACGTTTCAATCAGCATCGATGGTCAGGCGCCATACTCCTTTGACCACACTGAATTCGGTTCTGATGGCGACCCGATTCCTGTGTTCACTGCAGGTTACGGTGTAAACTGGCGACATGCTGCAGGCCTGAGCACTGTCGGCATTGATCTCGCTCTGGAATCGCAGTCCGCGAAGATGCGCAAGTTCCACAAAAAGCGCGTCAACTTCTACCTGAACGGCGATGCATCCATCTCTGTTGATGGTTACAAAGCGCAGGGCATCAAGAACCACCGCAATACGCAGAAGATCAACCTCGGTAGCGGTGCCGGCGGCGCCAATATCAACCTAGCAACTGCCACACCGGCTCAGTTGCTAGCATTCTTTGGCCCAACTGGCCCGTTTGGCTTGACGGCTCGCACCAATCAGGTAACGGCTTACGACAAGTTGTGGGTGAGTCCGGAAATCTGGGCGAATATGGCTAAGCCGTATCTGGTCGACATCAACACCGGCACCAATGCAATTCTGAGCGGTACCGTGCTGGATGCGATCAGCAAATTCATCCCGGTTAAGTCAATCCAGATGACATACGCACTGTCAGGCAATGAGTTCATCGCCTATGAGCGCCGTCAGGATGTTATCTCTCCGCTGATTGGCATGGCTGTCGGTGTTGTTCCGTTACCGCGCCCAATGCCGCAGAGCAACTACAACTTCCAGATCATGTCTGCTGAAGGCCTGCAGATTAAGAAGGACAGCGAAGGCCTGTCCGGTGTGGTCTACGGCGCCAACCTCGCTTAAGGAGCAATCATGGCTGAGAAATACGAAGTAATTAAGCCGTGGCACGGCGTAGCTAAAGGCGATGTGGTGGAGCTTGAAAAGGTTCATCCGTCGCTGAAATCTCACGTGCGTAAGCTGTCGGATAAAGCCTCTGCTGAGCTGACACCGGCTACGCCAACTGGCACCTCACGCAAAGAAGCGATCGCCGCCCGCCTGACCGAGTTGGGAATTGAGTTCAAAGGCACCCTTGGCGCTGACAAGCTGGCGGAGCTCTTGCCAGACGGCGAACTCGAAAAGCTTTTCCCTGCTGAATAACAGCCGCCGCGATGGCGGTTTTTTTATGCCCTGTTTCGGCGGGGCTAAGAGGTAGTCATGGTTACCCAGGAACAGGCAAAAGAGTATCTGGTGAGCCAGGGGATTACGCTGCCAGACTTTATTCTCGCGGCGCTGGTTGAGCAGGCGAACAGCATTCAGGATTGTCTGGACGCTAACTACACGCCAGCGACAGCATTACTGATTCAAATGTACCTGTTAGGACTGATGGGGCTGGGGCAGGGCGATAAATACATCAGCTCTCAGTCAGCCCCATCTGGTGCGTCGAGGTCATTCCGCTATGGCTCATTCGCCGATCGGTGGAAAGGATCGCTCGGATTGCTGCGCGGTTTGGATAAATTCGGTTGTGCGTCTGCACTGATTCCGCCTGACCCGACTCAACAGGCGTTTGCCGGAATCTGGATTGGTAAGGGTGGTTGCATGTGCGGTGATAAGCGATGAGCTGGAAACCGGCATCACAACCGCCCAAACCATTCGAACGCGTGTGGGTGAAAACTTCAAATGGCCGGCAGACAACAGGCTACGTGAACAGCGGCGGCGAGTGGGTGATTAACTGTCCGCGAATTGCTGCTGAGAAGACCGCAGTGACCAGTTGGAGGAAATGACATGTCATCTTTAGTCAATTGGTCATACACCGCTCAGGCGACGATCTGGAAGCGCTCAGGCGAAAGCAATGATTACGGCGACCCGCTGTTTGAAGCGCCACTGGTG